GCTGATTGCCGAGAACGGAGGGCTGCGGAAGGATGCGGAGAGGTATCGGTGGCTGCGTGACAAAGTTGACCCAATCGCATATTACGAAATTGGCGTTTATCTTGGAGCAATGACCGGTATAGACGCAGCAATCGACAACGCAATCGCGGGGAGAAAGTGATGGAAGGAAGATGGATAGCTGCTGCATTTTCGTTTTTCTGTATAGCCGTTGCGGTTATTAACTCTGTAGATTCATACGGTAAGCATCAAGTCGAAATCGCCAAAATACAGCAGGAGAAATGCAAATGACCGCCGCAAAACTGAAAGAACTGGTAGCGAAGGCGACGGAAGGGCCATGGGTTGAATCCGGTGGTAACGTAAAAACGAAAGCGCATTTTTCCAAGTGGGGTAAGTCATACCTCGAAGAAGGAATGGTTAGCAAATTGGTATGTGTGCAACCACACGATGCCGAGCTAATCGCCTACCTCCGCAACCACTGCTCAGACTTCATCCGGCTGATGGAGGCGGCGGAAGAAGCTGCCATTGCGCTAAACATGGGATTAGGTCAGCAAGAAGCAAAATACGAGCAGGCGGTAACGCAAGCAGTCAAGTCCAGAGACATGCTTACGGAAGCCCTCGCCGCGTTCAAGGAGAAATCGTGAGCATTTTCGGATTTGTTGCGGGGCTGTTCACCCTATTGGTGTGGCTGGAGTACGACGGATCGCTCGTCGATGATCTGGCCCGGTGGTTGGAAAAGCATTTGAAAGTTAGTAAATGACACCTGAAGCCAAGGTCAAGAAAAAAGTTGTTGACATACTGAAGAAACACGGGGCATACTATTTTTTCCCGGTGGCATCAGGTTACGCCCGCGCTGGTATCCCAGACATCATCGTATGTATTGGTGGTAGGTTTATAGCTATTGAATGCAAGGCTGGTAATGGGAAGACGACCGCGTTGCAGGATAAGGAGATAGAGAAAATACACGCGGCGGGTGGTGTGGCGTTCGTTGTTAATGAGACAAATATCGATCTGGTGGATAGCTTGCTGTCCGGTGGTTACAAAGCCTTTTTCTGATTCCTAGCCCTCTCTCCAACCGCAAACACGGAGGCGGTTACCAGTTTGGCTGACATATACCCGAGGGCGTGCTGCTCATGATGGAGGGTAAAGCCAGACACCGTGTACCCCTTAATTAAACGACAGGAGAAGTAAAATGAAAACCAAGAAACGTAAAACGACTAAAGCGCTGGTGGAAATGATGATTGAACAAGGTCTCAACAACAAAGAGATCACGGCGAAGCTGAAACACCGCAATACCAGTTACGCCTATGTAGCAGTTATCCGTTCCCAGTACCGTGCGCGTTTGGCGGAGGAGACACAGAAAGTAATAAAAGACGCGCTCCAATTCGCGCCCAAGCAACCTGAAGTGCCCGAAGTACCTGAAGTACCTGAAGTACCGAGACCGGGGCAACTGAGCCACTGGGAGCCCGTCGTATTTACCCCGCAACCCCCGCAGAAAACAGGGTTCTTTGAGTCCATCAAGCGCTTCTTCCAGTTTGCGTAACCCATACGGAGCTTCGGCCCCGGTTTTTGGAGGCGACATGCTTTTATTCATTGCGTTTGTTTTATGCCTGATGGAAGAACCGGGCTGGGCGGCGCTGTTTCTGTTTGTTTACTGGTTGGTGGGCGATTAAAGGAGAAGTGATGATCAAAAAAATCTGCAAGCACTGCAGGCAACCGATGGACCCGACAAACAACATGCATCATTGCAAGACTGCGCAACGGGTTATCTTCGGCGGTAACGACCGGGATTGGGACATCGTGTCCAGACCCAACTACACCATTGAGAATGCCCCTATCCCAACGCCTTCGTACGAACCCACACCCTCATATGACCCACCCGCAATTGAATCGGGCGGTGGGGACAGCGGCGGTGGTGGGGCCAGTGGTTCTTTTGGGAGTGATTGAGATGACAAAGCAATTCATGAAAGACGTAATGGAAACGCCACAAAAACCCCCTAAGCTGACGAGACATCAAGCTGCGGTTATCGGTGCCTATACCGGCGTACTCTGCGGCCCGGAGCGGGACATGCTGCACTACATCAGCCAGATCATGGGGCGTGACATCCACCCAATCGAACTGACCGTGAAGGAAATCGCATGGCAAGTAATGCAGAAAGCCAAGGAAGACTTTTTTGCGCTGGCGGCGAGGGATACAGATAAGGAGAATGGAGATGGTAACTGAAGAGAAAGCGCTGGACGTGCAAGTGGGTGGCGACCACTACAAGAAGTTTAAAATTCAGCCGGTGGAGTTCATCCACGCCAACAACCTCCCCTACATTGAGGGTGCTATAATCAAGTACGCCTGCCGGTGGCGCAACAAGAACGGGGTCCAAGACTTGAACAAAATCAAGCACTTCGTGGACCTTCTGATCGAACTTGAAGGAAGAAACACGCCGCCAAAATGACTCGCTACGTCACACGGAAAGTCGACATCGAAGACCGCCTAGTTCTGGAAACACTTGCGGCGATGAATCGTGAGTGCTTCAGTCGGGCGGAGTGGTGTGGGCGAATTCGTCCTGATCGTGGTGATTGGTGGATCGTGACATGCGATGGTAAGGAAGCCGCATATGCGGGGATGGTGCCTTCAGTCCGGTTTCATCGGGCGGGGTATCTGATCGCGGCGGCTGTCTTGCCAGCGTATAGGGGGCATGGGTTACATAAGCGGCTGGTCAAAGCGCGTATCAAGCAGGCTAGGGCGTATGGGTGGACGCAGCTTTTTACGGAAACCATCAATGATAACGCCCATTCTGCAAACAATCTCATTGAGTGCGGGTTCCGGCAATTCAAACCTGACACGCCTTGGGGCTCACCATATGCAGTTTACTGGAGACTGAAGTTATGACAACGCACGGAGAGAAGCTGGAAGCCGCTGTCGCATACCTGCGCAGTAGGAACAAGTACATTACCGATGAGAACTGCGATTTCGTCCCGACCAACCGCGCCAGCACCGACGTCGCTGACACCATACGCGACTACAAGATCGAGATGGAAGGCGGGAGCCGGATGAAGCTGGTAGGTAGGGGGAAGAAGTGAAACACAAACCCCAAGATCGCTATGCCCTGCTTCGGGCGATAGAATACAAGCACAAACCAAAAGCACAGAGTGACTTCCACGACCGGTACTACAAATCGTTTGGCAGATGTTTGCTGCAGGAGTATTGGTTCACGGCGGAGGATGCGATGGCATTTGGTGAGGGCGGAGGATATGGGATGACCGATGAACGACATTGAATGGGCCGCTTTGATTGTAGCTGCCTGCGCGACATCGTACGTGTTGGGTTTATGTGCGGGCAGTCAAGAATGTAGATCGGGCCCACTACCGGACCTGTCTTTTATACAACGTCACTTTGGACTAATGAGGAATCTGTAATGAGCGCAAAAAGCAGTGCATGGTTAAACGAAGAAATGTATCGTATCAACGGCGTGCACTTGGTTTACAGAACTATCACGCTGGGCGATATCCCCCACCACGAAATCCGAATGCCCGGTATTGGCTGGATGCCCGGAGTTGACGAACGTAAAGTCGCCCGTGGTATTATGGCTGATCATCTCAAACGTCGCTGCCACGAACTGGGCTGGGAATTTGTACCCCCCTCCAAGAAACGCCTCGCAGCATAACTCCCCATGAAACACCGCACGAAGAAGCACGCGCAGCCTGAATTTAAAAACAATAGAGAGCAAATGAAGCTCAATATGGCCGCGCGGAAACGCCTTGAAGAAATACGAGACGAGGAAGACGAAGATGAAATCGAACAAGCTGCAAGGCGATACGAGCGAGACCCAGACCCCGGCGGAGATTAAAGCCCTCTTGAAGCTGAGTGGGGTGGAAGTGGTTGAAACTCTGTTTGAAGCATATGGCGGCGAACACGACAAGTCACTCCACGATAACTACGGGCCGACCTATTGGCGGGTGATGGTGAGGCCATACAGTGGTGGTAAAGCCTTCCGATCCGCCCAACGGGACACCGCATGGCAACAGGTATGGGAGTGGTACAAACGTGGAGAGGATTTAAAATGACCGAAGAAGAATTGAAGGCCCTGTTGTTGGTGGAGGGGTTTGAGCTACATGTATACCCAACAGCTACAGACCCGGACGCGTTGTGGATGGTTGATTTTAATGACATGCACGGTCGCCGCAAAATCCCGGCGAACTCCACAAACAACACACGCGAAGAAGCCGTGCAGCAGGCGGTTGGTTACTACAAACTGGGCCCCCTACGATGAAAAAAAGACAACTGGTGACGCTGGATTTTGAAACTTTTTACGACAAAGAGTATTCGCTGCGCAAGCTGACGATGGAGGACTATATTCGTCACGACTTGTTTGAAGTTATCGGGGTGTCGGTAAAAATCGATGATGGCCCAACACAATGGTTTTCAGGAGGCCACAATGCCACACAGACTTTTCTCGACCAATTTGATTGGTCTAATTCTATGCTTCTCGCCCACAATACCGCCTTTGATGGGGCTATTCTTAACTGGCGGTTCGGCATCCGACCGTACGCTCTGGCTGACACTATGTCTATGGCTAATGCTGTCGGTGATGGTGCTGGGTCTGTTAGCTTGGCGGCGTTATCGGAGAAGTATCAGCTAGGCACCAAGGGCACTGAAGTACTGAATGCGTTGGGTAAACGTCGTTTGGATTTTACGCCGGACGAGTTGGCAGCGTACGGAGAGTATTGCAGCAACGACGTCGATCTGTGCTACCTGCTGTTCCAGCTTATGCTGGCGAGAGGGTTCCCCACCCAAGAACTAAAGCTGGTCGATTTGACTCTGCGGATGTTTACGGAGCCGGTGCTGGAACTGGACCTGTCACTGCTGGAGGGCCATCTGGAAGACCTGCGCATCAAGAAGCAGGAACTGCTGAATAACATCTCGTGCAGCAAAGAAGACTTGATGTCCAACCCCAAATTTGCGGAAGTTTTGCGTAGTATGGGTATCGACCCCCCGATGAAGATCAGCCCAGCTACGGGCCGGGAGACCTACGCCTTCGCTAAGACCGATGAGGCATTCAAGGCCCTGCCAGAGCAGTACCCCGAAGACACACCCATGCGGTTTGTTGTTGAGGCCCTTGTTGCTGCCCGGACGGGGTTGAAGTCGACACTGGAGGAGACCCGCACTGAACGCTTTATCGCCATAGCCAAGCGCGGCAAACTGTCGGTGCCAATTAAGTATAGCGGTACCAAGACCAAGCGTTGGTCGGGTGAGGGCGGAGGTATCAACATGCAAAACCTGCCCAAGAAGTCCCCCCTAAAGAAAGCCATACGCGCCCCCAAGGATCACTATGTTATCGGTGCTGACCTGTCAAATATCGAACTGCGCGTGGGGTTGTGGTTTGGTGGTATGGCGAACAAGCTGAAACTGATCGCTGGCGGTGTCGATCTATACCGCGACTTCATTGCCCCCGTGTTCGATGTCCCCTACGCCCAAGTAAACCCAGACCAACGATTTATCGGCAAGACCTCACAACTCAGTCTGATCTACGGTGTTGGGGCCAAGAAACTCCGGCAGGCGATCATTACCGGCTCCATGATGTACCTCCAGAAGAAGATTGACATTGGCGATGCCGAAGCGGACCGCATCGTGAAACTGTATCGCAACGAGTATCACGGTATTGTCGACGCGTGGTATGAAGGTGACCGGGTTCTGGAAGCCATACTGAACGACCGATACATGGAATATGGCCCGGGGGGTGTGGTGCAAGTGCATGGCAGCAAAGGCATTCTCCTGCCATCTGGTCTGTATATGTCATACCCGGGGCTCCACAAAATGCAGGCGGACGGCAGGACACAATGGCGCTACAAGAGCCGTAAAGGATGGGAATACATCTATGGTGCAAAGGTCTTCCAACAAACCATTCAGGCCCTAGCCCGCTGCATTATGGGTGATGGTATGCTGCGTATCCGGAAAGTACTTCCCGAGTGCCCAATTGCGTTGACGGTGCATGACGCGGCCTACCCGATAGCTCACAAAACGCGGGCGCAGGAGGTACTGGACACGGTGATCCGGCTGTTGTGTGTCCCACCGGACTGGGGCCGAGATATCCCGCTGGCTGCAGAGGGTGGGTTTGGTGAAACTTTGAAAGATTGCTGAACATGGATTATTCGGAATTGTGGCTACGCAGCAAAACGGCGTTACGGGCTATGGATGACGCCATCCTCACGGGAGAGTATGATCGCGCTGAGAAGATCGCTGATGAACTTGTGGTTGAAATCAGACTCTTACGAAACGCTGTCATTCTTGAACGAGAGAGGAAATGCCCCGATGAGCATAAAATGGTCGTACAGCAGTCTGTCTCTGTTCCAGCAGTGCCCGAAGAAATACCACCGGTTGCGAGTGGTGAAGGACATCAAGGAGCCCCCGTCGGAGCAGATGCGGTACGGTTTGGACGCCCACAAAGCGGCTGAAGAATATGTACGTGACGGCACTCCACTACCCGCTGGGTTTGCATTTTTACAACCGGTATTAGACAAACTGAAGGCCCTGCCGGGAGAGAAATTGTGCGAGTTCAAGCTGGGGTTGACTGAGGAGTTGGAGCCGTGTGACTTTTTTGCCGAGAACGTATGGTGGCGCGGCATCGCAGACTTGTTGATTATCGATGGGGATACGGCCCGGGTGTTGGACTACAAAACGGGCAAAGACAAGTATGCGGACAAGAAGCAGTTGGAGTTGCTGTCGTTGGCGGTGTTCAAGCACTTCCCGCATGTGAAGAAGGTAAAGGCGGGTCTATTGTTTGTGATCCACACCAACTTCATCAAAGAAGATTACCCACGCGAAAAAGAAGCAGCGATGTGGGCGAAGTGGTTGCCGGAGACAGATCGACTGGAGACGGCGTATGAGGATGATGTGTGGAACCCGAAGCCAAACTTTACTTGTCGGGCGTGGTGCCCGGTGATGGACTGCCCACATAACGGGAAAACGAGATAGGAGTTGACATGCCCTACGTAAACAAAAAACGCCCTTATGGGCGGGAATACGCCCAATATCAAGGCACTCCTGAGCAGATCAGAAACCGCGCCAAGCGCAACAAGGCCCGTGCTGAGATGATGAAAAAAGGCAAGGTGCACAAGGGTGATGGCATGGACGTTGATCATACAGTGCCAATCAGCAAAGGCGGCGGGAACTCTTCCAGCAATCTGCGTGTCAGAACAGACAATGAGAACCGCAGCTTTAGCCGCAACAGTGATCGGTCAGTGAAGCGGAACTCCCCGAAGAAAAAGTAACCGAATGATTGACCCCGGACGGGCCGGGGTGTAGGATGGTGGAAATAACGGGTGGGCGCAAAAGACGCTTTCACCCGATAACCTTTTGGAGAGACGGTGGAAATAGTCGGCAACAAGGCACTTCGTATCCGTGTCCGCAACCCGAAGCGGATCACAAATGTCATCCCGAAAAGCGCGATGATCGACGACCACGAAGTGCTAGTGAAGTGGGGGCTGGACGAATGTCAGGTGTTGAAAAACCTTGGCGTCAAGAACATCCCGTCACCAATCACCAAAGACTATAAATGGCCGGGGCTGTTTCAACCGTTTGACCACCAGCGCACTACCGCTGAATTCCTGACACTCAACCGCCGTGGGTTTTGTTTCAACGAGCAAGGCACTGGTAAAACCGCCAGCGTGATCTGGGCGGCTGACTACCTCATGAACATCGGGAAAGTGCGCAGGGTGCTGGTGCTGTGCCCGCTGTCGATCATGGGCTCTGCGTGGCAGAATGATCTGTTCAGGTTTGCAATGCACAGAACCACAGCCATTGCCCACAACCGTGACGGACGCAAGCGTAAGGAAGTTATCGACAGTGATGCTGAGTTTGTGATCATCAACTACGATGGGTTGGAGATTGTGTCCCCGGACGTGATCGCGGACGGTCGGTTTGACCTCATTGTTGTTGATGAAGCCAACGCATACAAGAACCCGACTACCAAGCGTTGGAAGACCCTGAACAAGATCATCCGGCCCGATACATGGCTGTGGATGCTTACAGGAACCCCGGCGTCACAGGCCCCCACCGATGCGTATGGTCTGGCGAAGCTGGTCAACCCCGGGGGTGTACCGAAGTTTGCGGGGGCGTTCCGTGATCTGGTGATGAACAAGATTACGCAGTTCAAGTGGACTCCCAAGATGGACGCTGTGGAGACCGTGCACAGGGTGCTGCAGCCTGCGATACGCTTTACAAAAGAGCAGTGTTTGGACTTGCCCGACATGATGTATGTGATGCGGGATGTGCCCCTGTCAAAGCAGCAGGAAAAGTATTATAAACAAATGCGCACGGAGATGTTGACGGTGGCGGCGGGTGAAGAGATCAGCGCCGTGAATGCCGCAGCAAAGTTGACTAAATTACTACAGATATCATGTGGTGCGGTATACGCCGACAGTAAAGAGATTGTGGACTTCGACTGCAAAGGCCGCATGGATGTTTTGAAAGAAATCATTGACGAGTCGAGTCATAAGGTTTTAATATTCGCTCCATACCGCCATAGCATCTACGCAATTGCAGCAGAACTAAAGCACTGCGGTTACACACTGGATGTGATCGACGGCGGTGTGCCCCCGAATAGACGCACTGAAATATTCAACAAGTTTCAGACAACCGATGAACCACGCATTCTGGTGATTCAACCACAGGCAGCTTCGCATGGCGTTACGCTGCACGCAGCAAACACAGTTGTGTATTGGTCGCCAGTTATGTCCGTAGAAACGTATCTTCAAGCGAACGCCCGGGTGCATCGGGCGGGCCAGAAAAATAAAGTCACCATCATGCACCTGCAGGGAAGTCCTGTTGAACGCAAGCTGTATAAAATGTTGAGTGGCAAAGTGGACATCCACGAAAAATTAGTTGATCTATATAAAGAGGAATTAGGAGAAAGCAATGACTGATGCAGTAACACAAGCACGGGAGCCTTCTGTCCCCGTGGACAAACTGATGAAGATTTTTATCAAAATTCGTGACTCAAGGGAGGCGCTATCGCGTAAATACGAGGAAGATGATGGGTTGCTGAAAGACCAGCAGGAAGTGATCAAGACACAGATTCTGGAAGTATGTAAGGAGTTGAATCTGGATAGCCTCAAGACCACCGCAGGCACCGCTACCCGCTCGGTCAAAACACGCTACTGGTCTTCGGACTGGGGCGCGTTGCATGAGTTTGTCAAGGAGCATGACGCGATGGACCTGATGGAACGGCGCGTGCACCAGACGAATATGAAGCAGTTTCTGGCGGAGAACCCTGATGTCCGTATCCCGGGCCTCAACTCTGACAGCTACTACGACATTACTGTTCGACGCAGCAAATAAACAAGGAGAAGTGAATGACTACTGAAATGACGCTGTTTAAAGATGGTGCGGTTCCCTCGTATTTGAAGGGCCGTGAAATGGACGCGGTGACCAAAGCCCTGATGGGTGGCGGCGCTACGACCAAACGTATCTCGATCAAAGGTGGTGTATGGCGGCTGATGTCTGGCGGCAAAGAGATCGCGGTGAACGAAGACCGGGCCATGAATGTGGTTGTGGTTGAAGCCGCTGCGAAAGTCTCGCGCGCGTTCTATGAAGGCACCTACGATCCGGACGCGGAGAAAGCCCCCTCCCCCACCTGCTGGTCTGCTGATGGTGATCGCCCGGATAAGTCGGTAGAGACCCCGCAAGGTGCGTCGTGCGCAGACTGCCCCAAGAACGTCAAGGGTTCCGGTCAAGGTGAGTCGCGTGCATGTCGCTTCTCGCGTCGTCTGGCGGTGGTGCTGGAGAACGATCTGAGTGGTGACGTGTATCAACTCACGCTGCCGTCGCAATCGATCTTCGGCAAGACCGAGAATGGCAAGATGCCGCTCAACGCCTACGCACAGTATCTGGCGGGCTTCAATGTGCCAATCACTGCGGTGGTTACGGAGATGCGGTTCGACACCAACAGCGCTACGCCGAAGCTGACGTTCAAAGCCGTGCGCCCGTTGACGGAAGCCGAGTTCCACCAGTGTGAAGCCCAAGGCAAGACCCCCGCAGCCAAGAGCGCGATCACTATGACTGTCGCGCAAGCGGATGGTGTGCAGAAGCTGGAGAACAAGACCGAAGCCCCGAAGGTGGCGGATGTGGTAGATAAGCAGCAGGAAGCCGCTGCACCCGGAGAAGAAGCCCCAAAGAAACGCGAGTCCACAAAGGCCGCTCCTCCGGAGCCGAAGAAGAGCCTGCAGTCTGTTATTGATCAGTGGGACGACTAAGTTCGGTGGTGGTTCGGGCGGGGTCGCTCCCCGCCCTTTTTCTTTGGAGGTATCATGCAAGACCCCACGAATGAAGGCATAACCCAATGTCCACACGAAACGAGTTCCTGAATGCGGTGCTGCCGCCTGATGGTGTCTACGTTGCGGTGTCTATCGACGACAATAAAAAAGTATCGCAGACATTTCACAATTCGGTCGCTGAACTTAATGAGCAACTGGAAACTATCACGCAGCAAAACAAGAACGCATTTTTCGCAACAGCCGCATACAACATCGAGACCACACGCACCAATGACAATGTAAAACATATCCGCTCGTTCTTCATGGACCTTGACTGCGATCCGGAAGACGACACCAAATTCCCCGACCAGAATACTGCTCTGGCGGAACTGAAAGCGTTTGTTCAAGACCTGCGCCTACCGAAACCCACTGTGGTTAACTCGGGACGCGGGATACACGCATACTGGCCGTTGCTGGAGCCGGTGGACCGCGTGAAGTGGAAGCCCGTTGCGGAGAAGCTGAAGCAGACCTGCATGTTCAAGGGCTTCCGTATTGACCCGGCGGTCACCGCCGATGCTGCGCGTATTTTGAGGGCACCCGGCACCCGCAACCATAAAGACCCGTCCAACCCGCTTGATGTGGAAGTGATGCGGGTGGGGGAGCCGGTTGCGTTCGACGATATGCGCAAGTTGTTGGGCGTGTCGGAGTTTGATCTGTTACCGGCAACAAAGCGCCCGATGGACGAGGTATCCAAGAAGCTGTTGGCGAACCGTCCGTCTGTATTCAAGAACATCCTGCAGAAAAGCGCGGCGGGGGAAGGCTGCGCCCACATTCTATACGCGGTTACACATCAAGCGGATATATCAGAACCCCATTGGCGGGCGGTGCTGTCGATTGCGGCCCACTGTGCGGACAAAGACAAGGCCATACACAAGGTCTCCAGTGCCCACCCGGACTACAACCCCGCAGATACAGAGCGTAAGGCTGGGTCGATCCGTGGTCCATATACCTGCGCCACCTTCCAAAACATCGACGCCACGCTTTGCGAGGGGTGCCCGCACTTTGGTAAAATAGCATCACCAATAGCCTTGGGCGCTGGTCGCGTACTGGAAGCCACGAAGGAAGATAACGTGGTCGAAGTGCCCGCAGTCGGTGATGAACCTGCGGTGGTGTATGAGATTCCGGAGTATCCGTTCCCGTTTTTCAGGGGCAAGAACGGCGGGGTGTATGTCCGGGACAAGCGGGAAGACAAGAGCGGTAACACGGTCGAAGAAGACAAGCTGATCTACGAGTATGACTTCTATGCCGTGAACCTGATCGAAGACCCGTATCTGGGCATGACGGCTCTGTTCCGAGTGCATTTCCCACAGGATGGGGTCAAGGAGTTCTGCGTGCCAGTGAAGGACATGCTGGCTAAAGACCGCTATCGGGATGTGTTGGGGATGAAGGGTATTTGCCCGTCAAATAGTCAATTGGAGAACATAATGGCGTATTCGAACCATTGGGTTCGGCACCATCAGAAGTTGCGCAAGGCTAGTTTAGGGCGCGTCCAATTTGGGTGGGCCGACAGCAACTCCTGCTTTATTGTGGGGGATCGGGAAATCTCGTCCGCTGGCATCACCTACAGCCCACCCACGGCCAATACCGTAGACATCATCCCCAAGTTTCGCAAGGCCGGGACGCTCGACGCGTGGAAGCAAGTCACCAAGTTCTATGCCAGACCGGGGCAGGAACTGCCCCTGTTCGCGCTGTTTGCGGGCTTCGCTGCTCCCCTGATGCCATTCACCGGTACGCGTGGTGGTGTGATCAGCCTGTATTCGAATAAGGGCGGCACCGGCAAGACGACCACCCTGCAGGCCATCAACAGCATATTCGGACACCCAGATGAGGCGATGCTGATCAAGACCGACACCGTAAACTCCCGGGTCAACCGGGTAGGCACCATGAACAATATCGCGGCTACAACTGACGAGATCACCAACGAGACCCCAGAAGCCCTGTCAGAATACATCTACTCTATGCTGCATGGCCGTGGCAAGAACCGACTGATGGGTAGCCAGAACATAGAGCGCATCAACAAGACGACGTGGAACACGATCAGCATCGTTACCGGCAACTCAACCATTTCGGACAAGTTGTATACCATTAAATCACTACCGGACGGTGAGTTGCGTCGACTGATGGAGTTCCCGTTCCCCACACAGGTCAACATCTCCAAGGGTGAGTCGGACGCCATTTTCCGGCCCCTGCAGGACAACTACGGCCACGCTGGAGAGGTGTATATACAATACATCCTGAACAACATGGGGCGGGTGGGCGACCTGCTGCTCAAGGTGCAGGGGAAAATCGACAAGGCTGCGGAACTCACCCAGCGAGAGCAATACTGGTCAGCGACTACAGCGGCGTGTATCTCGGGGGGTATTCTGGCGAAAGAGTCCGGGGCGCTGGACATCACCGACGACGACATCAAGCGGGTGTATGACTGGATTATCAATCAACTGAAGGTCATGCGTGGGCATGTGGCGATTGCGAATATCGAACCGGATGAAGTGCTGGGTATGTTTCTGTCCGAACACATCAACGATATGCTGATCATCAACGCCAGCGTGAAAGGCGGACTAAATGAGGGCCCGATCCGCGAGCCGAAAGGGAAGTTGTTGATCCGCTACGAGCCCGACACCAAAGACTTGATGATCAGTGTAGCGAAGTTTCGGGAATTTTGCACTAAGCGCCAGATGTCCTACAGCCACACCATCAAGGCACTACAGGCTGCGGGCGCACTGCATGGTGAGACGCGGAAGCGGTTGGGTAAGGGCACCCACATTTCGGTCAATGAACGGGTGTTGGTGTTTCGGAACGTAAACGAGAAATTTGTTTTGGGAGAGGTCGATGTGGACGCATGGTTTGCGAGTCAGGATAAACTGGCATGATTTCCCCGTCAGTGCGTCCGCGTTTGTGCCGGGGGTCGAGACGCGGTTGCTGCGCAACGATATTCAGAAGGAAGCCGACGCACTAGGTGTTGTGGTGTTGCTGGAAGAGGTCGCGGAGTTCGGGTATATGGGTGTCCGTGTTTGGCGAATTGGATAAAGGAAAAAGAAATGAATGACTTGGAAATGATTAAGAAGTGCGCGGAGAAGATGGGTTTTGTTCTGACGTTACTACCCCCTGATATGCGCCGTACTGACGGAGTGGTTGAGTTGGCGATAGCCACAGAAACTGCTTGGGGTATGAATCACACGATCTACAATCCCTTCTGTGACGACGCGCAAGCAATGGCGCTGGTGAAGAAGTTTAAGCTGACAATTTCAACTGGTCTGGATGGTTGGAGTGCAAACTATGCCGCGACAGGATGGGTTTCAAACCAAGACCTAAACCGCGCCATCTGCGAATGTGTGGCGAAACTACCCTGACCCCTTGCACCACCCGTTTTTCTGTGCCACTATCCGCCCGACGCTGGACTCTCTCCCCAGTCGTCGCTTCTCCTCCTCGTTTACCCCCGGCTTCGGCTGGGGGTTTTTTCTTACTCTTCCCCTTCAGCAGCCTTACGCACCCGCTCTTTGAGTTTCGGGTCGATCTGTACCCCATAGATAGCCTGCTGCTCCCTGCGATCACGTCCTTTGACTGAAGCAATGATGTCCTTGGGTTTGATCGCCACCTCGGGGAACGCCATATTGAACGCTGCAATGCGCTCCTGCACACCCATCAGGGCATCCACATCCCCAGCATCCGCTGCGGTCTCATACTGATCAAACAGGCGGCGTTTACGGTCACGCACGAACGTCTCCATCTCCTTCATGTAACCGCGTTTCTCGTAAATCTCAGTCAGCTTGGTCGGCGCAAACCCACCCAACTGGAACATTGCGTTCATGATATTGATGTCGTCCGTGATTGGATCACCCTTCAAAGTCGTGGCACCCTCCACCCCAAACCGCATGGCCTTCAAACCGTTACGCAGTGCGGCGGGAGCACCGGCTTCAATCCCACGATACCAATACCCGTCGTCGATCATCTGCGCAGCCCGGTTCATGTTGGTCAGGATGCTGAACGGTGCCCCCAAGAATATCTGCTCGATGTAGTAGCGCAGTGCCCCAAGTTCGGCTTTACTGCGGGAGTCGTCCCGGATCAGCAGGTCACCAAAACCCGTACGTTGTGCGACCTCAAGACCGGTTAGGTAGTTGGTCGGGCCCTTGAACGTGAACTCACCCAGCGCGTTGCGCATGGTGTTGCGGAAGTCCGGATACTCATCGTCATCCCCGAACGCCGACTGAAACACGTTGTAGAGGAACTCCCCCACCCCCACGAACGGCAGGCCCTGTGCACCGGCAAACGCAAACGTCATGGCATACGTCCCCAGCAACTGCTTCCGGGCGATGTTCTTGGCTAACTCCCGTTCTTGCGGTGACAGACTGCTATCCCCTTTGATCGCTACATACGCCATACGCGCAGTACGGAACATCATCAGTTGAGCGAAGCGTTTGAAGATCAACACAACACGACCCAGTGGGTGCTGGAATATCGGCCCCGCAGTCTCCATCATGCCGCTGCCGTGGGACTTGGTGATCATGTCGACGGCTTCATTCACGGCTTCGGTCTCAGACAAACCTTTTTGTTTTGCCAGCGTGTAGGCGGCGATTGCGGTGATCTCACGGTTTGCCATCTCTGAATGCTGGTAGGCGAACGTCATGGCGATACTGGCGGCGCGTTTGACCTTGCTGTCCGGAGACGACGGCTGTGACCGCATGTCCAGAATCTCCTGCGAGATCGAGATGTTGATCTGACCACGGCGCTGCAGTTCGTCATACAGGCCACGCAACGGGCTGTCTTTTGGCAGGGTGTTCAGAGGTGACAGGTAACCAAATTTCTTGAAGTTGTCCCCGGCGTTTTTATATACTGATTTGCCATACGCCTTGTATGCACCCATCAGGGCCGCAGTCGCTTTACCCGCGCCATACTTACTTGCCATCATGGGGTAGGCGATCATCGGGGTCTGCGTCAAGTTGATCAGAGCGGTGGATACGTTGGCCCCGAGGAAGTACGAGAACGTCAGCCAGTTGATGTTCGACGCCAGCTTGTTGATCGTCGGATTCAGCATTGTGGTGAGGCGCGACCCCGGCTCCGCCGAAATTTGTGTGGCTACTTCGTCGGCTAGTGGGTCAAACCCACGCGGGTCTTTGCTGGATATGTCCGCCAACTCATTACGGCCCAGCGCAGCGGTCTCTTCAATCCGACGGTTATACAGACGTGATGCCGTCTGTGAAATGAGCTTCGGGGCGGTAGCAGTGTAGCTACGCAGCACGTCTTTCTCAAAACCAGCACGACCTTCCCGCTTGATCATATTCATGATTGCCGACTGCTGCGGATTCAACCGAAGCAGGGCTTTATATACATCGTTCACCACATCATCAGCCACACCGTTGTCGCGCATAGCCCGCAGAGTACGTTGGATCATGGGGTCAGACGGCGGGGTGCGGCCAGCGATAACCTCATCCAGATTCTTGTATTGCTTGAAATCCTTGCTGTTACGGTCGATCTTGTTCTCAGCGATAAACCGATTGCGCTGCTCCGGGGTTTCAAACGCCATAACAATCTGCTCACCGTTCTTCTCAAACCGCATCCAGTAATCGCCAAACCGCATCAGCGGGAAGTAGGGCTTGATCTTGCTCTCGATACCTGCCTTGATCTCATCGATCTCATTCTTGGGCAGCACGGCCAAGTCTTTCTCCAGCGCGGCGATGTAGTCCTTGTACAGCTTCTCGTAGTGCTCCTTGATCTCGGTGTAGGACTTCTTCAGGTCATCCGGCAGCGCCTTATAACGCGCCAACAGGTCCGGGCCTTGTTTGGCGGCGGGGTTACCACTGTTCTTCGGGTCGGCGGGATCAAACCGGGCCAACGTAGCGTCGTACACCACTTCGGTGAACTTGTCGTATTCTTTTTTGAGCGCCGTCGTCTGGCTGTATTTGTTCACCACTCGCTGCAATGACTTGGCGGTCTGACCTGCGCGGTCGATCTGGGTGTTCTCATAACCCCGGCGTTCGTTGAGTAGGTCTACAACCCCCCGCAGTGCAGGTGCCCGGTTGCCATAAATCTCCACCAGATGATTCAGGTCCAACGTCTTCACCGCAGCACCCAGCACGCCACGGCTCATCTTGCCAACGACGTCGCTCCATGCTCCGGAAAACTTAGGTAGGTTTGTGGAACTATCACCCATCGTGTTGAGCATGTTTCTGTAGGCGGCGGAAGCACCCGATACATCAGCATTGAGAAACAGAATGTCCCCGGGCGTTTTGGGGATCGTCTTACCAGCACGGATAATCTTGCCAATAATCTCGTCGATACGGTCCAACGCGGTGTTCGAACTGCGCGGCGACATACCAAAGAACTTACGCACAGCGTTCACAAACCAGTCATACGCGGTCTTCAACGCACCTTGCGGAATGCGAATGCTGCGCAGCATCTGTTGGAACTCAGAGTTGGACTGGGCTTCTGCGGCGAACTCCTGCAAGCTGGTCGCGCCATACTGCCCCTCTATACGCGGACGTATCCGGGTGAACAACTCATTCAGTTGACGAGTCAGCGGGTGCATCCGGCTACGCAGAACATGGGAGATCGCGGCATGGGTAGTTTCATGCAGGATGGTGTGTTCGTGCAGTGAGTCCGGGCTGATCGTGATGGTGTCGGTGGTTGGGTCGTACTGGCCTGCGCCTTCCACCATGCCTACCTTGATTCGTGTGTTGCCGATACGAGCGAGCAGCCGCTGTGCCACCTGTTTCAACAACGGATTGTTGGTGGACTGAATAATGCCCCGCAGCGTCTTCCGCAGATCACCCGCCTGAACTGCCGCAGCTACATCATCCTGCACTTTCACACCGACGGGTTTAGACGGCAGTAGCAGATCATCTTCCGCGTTCTCGTCATCTACTTGCTGCTGTACAGCGCGAGCGTTTTTCCGGTTGGCTTCATAGCGTTCTTGGATCGCAGCGGATGCAGCGAGTTTCTGTTTGGCGGCGTCGATATCCTGTTGGGGGACTTCATTGCGCTCCAGAATGCTTCGGGCAGTCGACACCACGGCCTTGTTCTGATCCCGCATACTGTCCACCAGATACAGGACCGCACTGTTGTATTTGGAGGTCACTTTGGTGGTCTGGATCAACCGTTCGGCTTCCTGCAGTTCGAAAAGTTCTTCCGCGAAGTTCGTGCGCTCACCGCGCTTGGGTTTCTGTGACGGCGGGGTTAGTGGAGAAGACTGTTGCGTCGTTGCTCCATCACTTCGTCCAGCATCTCTTTGATCGCCATCCACGTCGGCAGGTCGAGTAACGTCAGCGGCCCCTCCTCCGGTGGTTCGTCCTTGTACAGGCACAGCCATGCCTGCGCTATCAGCTTCTCGTCCAGCATTGGGTGTCCCTTCAAAGTCAAATGCTCCTTGTACCCGTGGCATTGATTTACGTGGACGGCCACGGAGCACGGGTTCTGCGGCAGGTTCTTGGGTGGGCTCAGGTTGCACGGCGGGCGCTTGCGTCCCACGACGGCGTTTTTCACGGCCCTGCTGAATAGCCAGAGTCAGTCCCGGTGTCTTGCGTTCCTGCGCCTGCGCTACCTCCAGTTCGGCGGTCGTCTGCGGTTGTTGCTGCTTGAGCAGGTATTCTTGGCGCGGGGTCAGCGGCATCCCGGCATCCCGACGTTGCTTGGCGAACTCCAGTTCCTGAACGTCCGTATTTTGGGCGGCGGGCGTCTCACCCAGCACCTGTCCTTGGGTCATGCGGCCCTTGGTGGCGATCTGTTGCTCACGCGCTTTGTCAATCAGGTTCGACGCTACTTCAGGGTTGAACTTTACGCGACCGCTAATGTCACCCAGCACCCCTTCAAACTTGTTGAGATCATCGGCTCTGGTCAGGTCGAGCCCACGCAAGGTGTCTCTGGCTTTCTTCGAAGTGCGACTGAACCCAAGACCTGTCAATACGTCGTCGGTGATCTGCATCCCGACCGGTGTAGGTACTTCGGGAGCAGCGGGATATTGCAGCGGCTCTGGGGTGGGCGCGGGGCGTTCTTGTAGTTGCGGTTGTACCTCAGCCATCTGCTTCATGGACTGGCGACGGGTCGGCTCTTTCTCTGGATTCGTCGGGTTGATTTGTTTATTGAGTGTATTTATCTGCGCACGAGTGCTGGCTATGGCGCTCTTGATCTGCTCCTGCTGCTCAATGAACTTTACTTTTTCGCCCGGGGTCTTAGCACGTTGGACTTCCCGATCCAGAATATCCAATACCCGGCGTTGCTCCTCCAACTGGGTTTGCAGGGCCGTAATTTCTTCCGTTGGGTCTTGGTTGAACCTTTCAGCGGTTAGCTTGTCACCACCGGGTGTATATGCAAACAGATCAGGTACGGCGTCCGGTGGCGGGGCCTGTTCACGATCCATCATCTCCTGTTGCGCAGTATTGGGTACGGGCTTACCTTCCGGTCCCATACCGGTGAATACTTCTGACCGGGGGGCGTTCTCCGCCTCCGCCAACAACTGCTTGCGCTGCGTATCTTCTATAGCCGCCCGACGACCCAGTTCCTCTTGCGCATTACCACGACCTGCACGGGCCGCGCCCACTTGACCCACTGCACCCAACGGACCACCCAGCATCAAGGCACCAGCAGCGGCTTCAGCGTATTCTTTGGCGGCTTCAGGGTCGTCATAGGGGTTCGTCGCCAGACCCGCCTGCCAACGCTCCAGCACTTGCTGCGACACCTCCTGCGGGATTTCAAAGGCGATACCCTTCATCACCCCCTTGGCGATCTCCTGCTTATATTTGACCGGGTTGGCAGCGGCGAGCGCGAGTTCTTTCACGGTCTGGTCGGCAACGGCCTTACCCTCAATACCCAGCAGCTTACCCAATCCCAAAAACTTGCCGCCCAATAGGTCGAGCGCGGCCTGACCACCACCCGCTACCGTAGCAGGGAGTCGATCTACCGGCTTACCTTTATTCTCTTCGACTTGGCGACCGAGGTTGCTGGCGATGTACTGCCCCAGCAAAGTCAACCCATACGCACCCGTGCCGATCAACGCAGCCGGGGCACCTGCAACCGCAGCGGCACCTGCACCCAACAGACCGGCGGCAGCGGCTGGGGCTTGGAAACCAATCGATTCACCCGACAGTTCACGGAACTTATCCCACGTAGCGCCTAACGCCCCGCCGATATCCCCAGCCTTCGCACGGGCTCCGATGTCACTGAACTGCGTGCGGCGATAGGCGTCCTGTGCCTCTTTCTGAACTTGCTGCATCTGCTGCGCAGCTTGCTCATCTCCCGGGTTTACCATGAGTTTGGCAGCGGGGGCCAAGGACTTGAGTGTCGACGACGCACCGGTACCCAGCGCTTTAAAGAAACCCGGCTCTTCCGGGATAGGGTCGAACTTCGGCTCGGCGGCGTATTTCTGGTATCGGCGGATAAGTTCCGATTGTGTAATATCGTCCGGCACCCCGGAGATGACGGTACCATCTGGCATTCTTACATCCATCAGAACTCCTAGTTGGGTAGATCAGCGAAATTTACCACGTCTGTTTTCCCGCCGGTGTCACCCGAAGGTACCGCACCCGCCATTGCTTTGGCGGTTTCTGACTGGATCAGTTTACCGATATTATCCAACTGTACCTGTTCTTCAGGTTTGATTTTACCAGCAGCGGCCTTTTGTTGCAGCGCCGTATACATTGGGTACCGATCACGTACTTTGTCTTGGATCGCAGCCAGAACCCGGGCGCGTTTGGTATCAGCATCCTGCTGGCGCACGTAGTTCAGTGAATCGCGTTGGGTTCTATTACCTTCTGCCACGGCAGCGGTGCGACGATCTTCAGCGCCGATCTTAGCCACGGTCTCAAAGCGCTTCTCACCCAGTTCAGCAACCTTGAGTTCAGTGGTAGCGATGGCTTTGTTGTAGGCGTCACGGGCGGTACGAACACGATCCCCCGCAGCGATAGCGTCCTTCTCAATACCCATGCGCTCTGCACGATCCAGACGTTTCTCTGCCAGCACCAGCTTATTGCGCTCACGTTCCGCGTTGCGGAAATCTTTATTGATTGAGCCCAGTTCCTTCGTCGTGAGGCCGAGACCTTCCGCAAAGTTCTTCAGCATGTATGGAGAAGTGCCCGCAGCCGCCGCGAACCCACCCATAGCCACGGCCAGCCAGCGGTCTTTATCACGATCTTGCACGGCGGTCTTGGCTTCTTCTTTGAACATGTCGAGCCGCTCTTTGATATCGTCCGGGATTTCTTTGCGCAATGCGTCCCTACGGGCAGTGGTTGCGTCTTCGGCGGTACCCAGATTATCTCGCTCAGTTTGCAGGGACTTGGTGATGCTGGACAGATCGGGGCCTTTGGCACTTAGTTGGGGTGCTCTTACTGTGCTAGCAGCTTGTGCTGTGGGTGCGGGTTGTGGGGTTGGCGCGATTTGCGGCGTCGTTGGCTTGGCATAAACAGTCGGTTCCGGTTCGTTGGCTGAGAATGCCGCGATGCCGCCCGGAGCTACCGGCGCTTGTTGTGCTTGCGCACGTTGTTCTGCGATGGCCTGTAGACGTTTAGCGCGTTCCTCTTCCGCTGGCGTGGCGTAAGTGCGAGGACGGTTGTATGCGTCCTTAAAGAACTTGGCAATACCACCCAACATACCTACACCACCACCATCATCAAACGCGACGATCCCACCACCTGCGTAGTCGGCGCTTTCCATAACACCAGTGTCCATACCGGCGATACCACCCAGCACAGTACCTTGGGGCTCACCGGCTTGCAGGGCTTGGTAGTTCTGGCTGCTCTGGCGCATCTGTTGCACCTTCTGCGTAGCCATCATTTTCTCAAGCGGTGTGGCATTGGCCTGCGAGATAACCTGCTGCGGGTTCGGGCTGGACAGCGCCACTTTGATCAGCTTTGACACATTCGATGCCAGACCACCCTCACTACCGACTTCACCGCCGATAGCAAACTTCTTGACCGCGCCACCCTCTTTAAATGCTTTTGACAGACCCAGTGCACCGAGACCTAAACCGCCGATTTGAGACGCGATGTTTGGCTGCTGCTGGTAGGAGTACATGGTCTGATTGGGGGACACTACAGAGCCGCGCAAGAGGGAACTCAGGTTCTGCAATTGCGTCCACGGATATTGCTGCTGGCGCATGAACTCTTCGTACTTCTGATCGATACCTTGTTGCGCCTGCGCTTGTTGAATACCGCCAGCCTGCTGCTGCGCTTGATTGATACCCATCTGTTGGTTGTATGAACTCTGACCCAGTTGGCCCAACGTGCCAGCAGCTTGACCTGCCGTCTGGAGACCCTGAAGCCCCGCCGTGGTACCGAACTGCAACGACTTCTGTGCTTGGTCAAATGCGTTCTGAGTGCCGGTTGCTTGGATACCCGCCAGTTGGTTCTGCAGGTTACGGTTGGCTTCCGATTCTACGAGCGCATGGCGAGTGCCACCAAACGCACCGGCCTTTGACGCACCAGCGCCAATACTCGGGAGCCCACGGTTGTAGTCCTGAACCGCTTGGTTTTTCTGCCAGTCGACCACGTTCTGCATATACGGCGACATGTATGACTGCATGGCTTGCGGTGAGGTGGCTTGTTGCATGTAGTTGTTGCCAGCATTGAGCCCGCCGATGCCAGCCATACCCGCCATACCAGCACCCTGCCCCATTAGGGGTGACACGCCCATGTTACCAACATTTTCAAATGCCTGATTCTGCAAGCCGGTAAAATCCGCAACGCGCTGACCGGTGTAGGGTTGGTACGAAGTTTGAGACGCGGCTTGACCGCGATTCATTATGTCTTCGAAATATGGCCGAGCGTATTCAGGAATGTTTGAGGTCGTTTGCTGTACAGTGCTAGGCTGTTGTGGTGCGCTTGATCCCTTACCCATAGTTACACCTCTTCCGGCATATCGGGCCATGCCCGGTTTAATTTGCGAATATTCTCAGAACCTACGAGTAACTGCATATTAGCATGAACATGCAACCCACACACGAGAGGGCTGGTGATCGGCACTACGTGGTCCACATGCCATAACACCCCCGTGGCTCTGGATAATTCGCGGGCTTTTTTATACAGCAGCCGAATACCTGTTATATCTGCCCACTTTGGGGTTGCCTGTTTTTTGTTCACCTGATAACGCCGACATTTTTCTGCCCCCTGCACTTTCATTTGTTCGCTTGTGGCATACCGCTCACGTTCATATGCGTTATGGCTTGCTAGGTTAGCGCTGCGCCATTTTTTGCACGCGGCCTTGTGTTTGCCCATATTCGCATTGCGCCACGCATATATTTTTTCTCGGGACGTGATTTTATTCTCTTTGTACCGTTGGTTAGTTTGTGCACGGATATGGACTCGATTGGCTTTGTACCGCGCAGCCGTATATGCACTAGCGCACTCGCGGCATTTATTTGTGCGGCCATTTGCGGACCTTGAGTGTTTTTGGAACATCTCAAGCGTTTTCTCCACCCCGCAATATTTGCACGTCTTAATCACACATATTCCTTCTCAAATAGCCGGTAGGTTTCCTTCAGGCCGTGCTTCTCCAGCACTTTACCCCAACCCTTGCGACCGGTGAACTCCATACCATCCAGTTTACTGTCAACCGCCCAGCGGTCAATCAGTGCCATCATTTCATCTTGCCATTCATCCAATTTGTCGCCAGCGCAGAAGGTCATATCAACCATCCGTTTGCACGGGTATGTTTTTACCGTGGTGATCACAATCCCATAAATCTTGCCCGCTTCGTTTTCGTCATAGGCCACCCACAGATTAGACGCCCCCGAGAACAGCATGTTGAACACATCATCAACCCCCATACGACCATTAGTCCGATCCACTGCGCGGGCCACATATTCGATTACCGACCCAAACACATTACTTATGTGCCCATGTGGGATTGCTGAACATTTCATACGGGGAGCAGCCTATCAGGATTCGTGTCTACTGCGATTTTGTCCTTGCCAACCGTCTTACTTCGGGCTTTCTGCACGCGCTCCATCATCTCATAAAGCCTACGCGCCCCGGCTTTTGTGGAGCCATTACCCAGTTCCGACACAATTCGGGCCGGTATAACAAATTCTCCGTCTGCCAGTGCAGCACGCTGGGGCTCTTCGCCATTGATTACAGCCGGGATAGAGTCAGATACACCGTCACCCGGGCCGTCCAGCAGCTTACCGCCGGCGGCATAGTCACCGATACCCCCACCCGCCGCGTAGTTGGGCTGCAGATGCCCCTTGTCGGTGAAGTAGTAACCCCCCGGTGCGGACTCATCATACGGTCGTGTAAACGGTTTGGAGAGTTGTGCGTTAACCCCGCTACCCTCCGGGGAACCCACTGGACTGAACTGCGGTTGTTCGAACCCACCCATCGCCCCGAGCGCCCCTACCCCCAACGCACCGGCAGCGTATTTATTGTCCTTCAAAAACGCCATCGGATCACTGGCTGCGGACTGGATACCAGCACCGGCCTTGTCCATAAAACTCATCGACTGCATGGGTGCCAAATCCGCCACCTGCCCCGGAAGACCCCCCAATCCAGCCGCCGCATCAGCCGCGTTTTGCGCAGCCAGCCAATTTTGTGCCCCAGCCTGTTCACCAGCCTGTAGCACGCTACCCATATTCTCACCAGCAGCCGAACCGGGGCCAAACAACGCAGCCCCGCCTCCAGCCAGCAGCCCGCTCATCAGAGCGCTGCCCGCATCTTTTCCAGTAGCTAGAGAGGCCAAGCCAGAACCTAGCCCAACGCCCCATGCGGGAACGCCCATCATGGTCAGACCAATGCCAGCTACGGCGGGGAGGATATCTTGAAGAAACCCGGCTTCCGGGAGTCCAGTTTGTGGGTGTATGGTCAATGATCCACCAGCGGCTTTCGCCAATGCCTGCAACCCACCGACTTCCCGTGGGCTCATGTGCACCAGCAGTGAATCCCCATCCCGGCCAAGCGAGGCCAGCCCCGCAGCGACATCTTTCATAGAACCCCCAGAATTTGTTGGGATATTACCATCTTACGTATGTGCCGTGTATAGGTAGTATCGGACGTTCCAAACCACATTATTGCCTACCGCCCCGGTTACCCGAAGCAGGGCAT